CTATCGGTTACGTTTACGTCATCGATAGGAAAAATACCGTCACTGTTAATATTGTTTAAGGCCACTTTCCAAGTGACATTTCTTCGAAGACTACCTACTTCGAGTATAAAAACCGGTTTTTTCTGATTTCTGTAATGTTCATAGACCGCACGGTTTTGTCTCATGCGTCCCATCCATACTACACTCCAAATAACTGCCGCATCCGCGTCTTGACTGTTGGAAATGCACTCTACACCCAAGGATTTACAGCCATTTAAGAAGGAATTCAGCACTGGTTGTGCATTAAGAGCAATCTGATTAGGGAAGTACGCAAGTTTCATTCTTCTTCTGGAAGATTTTTTAATAATTCGTCATTGGTTACAGAATCTTTTCTTCCTGCTTTAAAATGCGTGATATACGGAGCAATTACACTTCGAGGCATGGGAGTTTTAATACTATGATCTCGATTTAAATCTAAAAGTTTGGCACCTTGTTGTTCCATTTCAGCAACTACTGTTCCGTAAACTTCTCCGTCATAAAATCTTCTCAACGAATAGCCTAAATCTTCATTGTAATATTGTTTGTACCGATTTGCCATTTGTAAAAACATAGGATGTCTTTTATTAGCAATAAAGAAACCTGTTTCACAACTAAAACTATGACGTTCCGGGTCAGTGTCGTTGGGCCAATGATGTTTAACACCGAAGTGTGTGCTAAGAACATCATCTTGTGCTATTAATTCTAAAAAGTGCCTTGGTATTTCTCTAGTTGTAACTGTGTCAGCATCTAACCAGATAATCCTATCTACGTTTAATTGTTCAAACGCATGAATAATGCTGTATGCTTTTTTTGCAAACTTTATCACGTGACTATTTTCAGTTCTTGAAGCAAATGTTGGAAAATCTTTCAAATGTTTCCATGGAATATATCTAACACGTTTGCCTTTCTGCGGTTTCACCATATCTTCATTATAAACATACAATTCTACATCGCGTGGCCAATAGGCTTGAAAACTTTCGATACAGGCACGACCGCAGTGGTCATAATATTGTTGGTTAACAGATGTTATACATGCAAACGTTGTCATTTATTTTTCCAATATTTTTCAGTTCGTTTGACAATTAAGTCAGTGACTTTGCTCTTACCTAAAGTTTTTCTTTCACCTTTTAAATGATCCAAATATGCACCCCATTGGCAATTTATTAAAGGATGCCCTTCTCCTTTAATAAGACCGTTGCTCCAATTTAATTCTTTTAGTTTAACTTTTTTTCTTGCTTCATCAAACACAAAACTGTCGTGCCACTCAATAAGAGTAAAAATTCCCTGTTCTGCATTGTCATAGTAATGTTGAAATACATTTAAAAATTCTTTAACGTTTTCTGATTCTAAATTCATGTAATAAAGTCCACACTCACTATATTTGCCTGTTCTTCCTAAAAAACCCAAGTCAACATTGTCTGGGCACAAATTTTTAATTTCTTCAAAAGTTATAGGACTATGACAAAACATGTCAGCATCCATCCACAATAATGCAGATACATCCGAGTCGTTTGCACATTTAAAAACGGAATAAACTTTATTCGAAAATTTTACAGCGTCCCATTTAAAATTCTTTTTAGCATCGGACCTTTTAGATAACTGAAGTATGGATGAAATATCTCCGTTGGCCTTGGGTACATCTTTCCAAAGTTGTTTAAATTTAACTAATTGAGGATTTGTTTTATGAGAATCGAATACAATTAAATTTTCTGCAAATTCTTTAACTTCTACATCTTCAGCATAGACATACAGTACAACTTCAGTTGGCCAATTAGCCAAAAAACTTTGTATCATTCTTTGGCCGTATTTGTAGTATCCTTTTTCATTAAAGGTCGTACATACAGCAAATTTTCTTATAGGAATTTCTTTATGTGACTCCATGCTTTTCCACTTTCTAAATCTTGAAAACTCCAATGACTCATTGCTAGTTTTTCTATCCAGTCTTGTCTTTCCGTCATTGTAGGATTTTCTATGTTCTTTAAATCTGTATTGCATACACTAAATGCTTGACTATTTTTAGCATTAGGGTCTGTTACAAATACTGGAATGCCTTCTATTGCGCTGGCTACCCCTGGACTGCTGTTGTATGTTATAGTGGCCCACGCATTTTTAAAATCATCTAGAATATTATTGTTTTCGCTAATTGTTACATTGGGTTCATGCAATTTTAAATAGTTCTTAGCATTTCTGTCGCCTGGGTGCGCTCTAACAACTATGGGTCGAGCACTATATTTTTTAATTTCTGAGATGATATTAATACACCACTCCATGACATTTAAGCCTTGCATACTCCAACCACCATTACGTTGAAGACAAATCAGAATATGGTCGCCGTCTGTCCTCCAAGGTTGTAAGTCAATTACTATATTAGATTTTATTTCTTGCCAGTGAAGTTTGTCCACTATATTGTCAAAATATTCGCCTGTGGTAGGAAAGATTCCATCAAAACTAAATCTAAGATAAGTTTTAGTATTACCTGGATCTCTGTATAAGAATAAGTTACTGTCAATGGCGATAACTCTTTTCTTCACTGTTCGTTGATTATCAATTATTGTTTTTCTAAAATTTAAATGAGGAGCACTTTGACTGTGTTCATGGACCCACCCTTGTATTACTGCTACATCTGATACAGCGTACTTCATATCTGCAACTTCTTGAACAACAGCATCTGGATCTTTCTTTGCACCCACGGCAAAACTTTTCAGTACTTGTACTTTTTCCATATTGCTATTTTTTGCAGGAATTCCTGCAAAGTACACATTAACTGTGGTCATAGTTCGAGTTTGTAGTTGTTCCATACATCTGCATAATCACAGTCTTTGTAATTATCAAACCATGGGCCGCCTTCAGTATAGTGAATTGCTTTAGGTGTTCCGTCCCGGTACCAGTTGACTAACCAGTTCCATTCTTTATCAACTTCACCAATATAATGATCTCTAATCCACTGGAATCTATGGAGGAATTGTGGTGTTTCTGCGTTAACTGCGTCTGGCACTAGATACTTGTTGCTGGGGTGACCGCAGTTCCATAAGATCATACTGCTCCAGTTTTTTCTAGGATAGACATGTTGTTGCTGGCCGTCCATCTTGATTCCTTCGACTGGAGTATAGTCATGTTTGACCACCATCACTGCTTTGGTTTCGTCTCGAAGATCAAATAATTTTTGAATGTCGTCGGTCCACAAAAAGTCGCAGTCGCAGAACACTGCCCACCCTTGATAGTTCATTAGTGCTGGTACTAGGAAGCGAGTAAGAGAAAAATCTGTACTGGCTAATGCATCTTTTTCTCTCCAGTACAATCCTAGTGCTCGTAAATCATCCTGTACTAACGGAATAACCTCGGCCGTGGGCTGATGTTTTTTAATCGAATATTCGCATACCTTGTATGCAATATCTTCCCTAGCATCGTAACCTACAAATACTTTCATTTTCTTTCAATGTCCTCTTCCTCGCACTGTGCGCCGTATTGTATCTCAATGACCTTCAACGGCTGCTCGGTTGAATTGTGTAGTTGATGCCATTCCATGGGATTGATAACTTCTGTTTTATAAGGCTTAATACTACTGCCTCCAAACTCCCAATTGTTGCCCGCAGTACCTTCTGCAACGAACCATAATTCTGAACGATGGTGATGACGTTGCATACTCAATGTTTTTCCAGGATCAACTGTGAGTTCTTTTACTTTGACATTCTTTCCCACAGTATGCAGTACACGATAATATCCCCATGGACGGTGTGTTTTAGGTGCTTTCCATTCCTGTAAGATCCAACTACTTGAATTTTTCTTATCTTCACCACCGACTCCAAACACAAATTCGATATTAGTATCTCCGGCATCCATTTCTGGAATGTTGTCAGTTGTTCGGTCTCCGCCATTGGCAAAAATAATTTTATCTTGTGGATAACTTTGTCTTACCATCCAAATTGCATGTTTGGCACTGCCGTCGGAATCATTAAAATCTACAACAAAGTCAACGCCTTTCATATTTCTAAGAACTGCTGAACGTTCCATGTAAGGCATAAATGGTGCACCTTTTTTACGTGTGAGCCAGTCGTCGGAGTTCAATCCTATTACTAAGATATCTCCCAACTTCCGTGCGGCATTTATATAAGCAATGTGTCCGCTGTGTACGGGATCAAATCCGCCGGTGACAAGAACAATTTTTTTCATAATAATTTCTTTTTCCATTCAGTAAAAGTACATGTATCAAAATTTACATTATTTTTTACAAACCATGTTTCAAATAAATTATTTGGTGTTTGATAATAAACATCTGTGACTGCCACTTTGTAACCATAATTAGTTAAAAACTCGATGGCTAATATATTAAAATCTTTTTTAGACTGATATAAATCATGTTCAAACGTGATACAATCGAAACTAATTCCAGATTCGATTACTGTTTTAAGAGCAGAAAATGTATTCTCTGGTGGTTCGATATCACAAGACAAATAATTAATATGCATAGGTAAATTATTTTCCTTATTTGCTTGAGCGTAATCAAATTCAAGTGCGTTGGCCCAATATACTTTATTTTTTCTTTCGGGATGTTTATCCCAGAATCGTTTTAACGTATCGTCGAATTCGATACTATATCCTTTCCAATTATGTTCAACTTCTAATTTATAAGTGTTACTGTTTTTAACAGGCCGATTTGCACCTATCTCAATATACGAACCGCTGTTGCCAAATAATGATATTGCAAAAATATCTTGCAGTGCTTGAGAATTTGAATTCATTTTACTTCCTAAATATAATTTCGCCGGTAGATTTTTCGACCGTTGAGTTATAAATGCCTTGTTCTTCGAAAGTTATGTCATGATTTTTTTGGTATGCAGCCTTGTTAGATTTTGTTACCCAGTGTCTCATGTAATCTTTTAAACAAGTTCCCATAAAAGGAACATGACTGTTTATTGTTGAACTTAACCCATTTACTTTAGTTCCTGTAGATACTACTTGCTGTCTAGCGGCCCACCAGACAGATGAATCTATATCTCTAGGTAACGCACTAGTACCTTCCTTTGTTTCGTAGAATTTTTTATAGTTTGATAAAAACAAAGAAAAATCTTTGTGTTTTGTATTGATCATACAAAATCCAGTTTCGCTTTCTTTATTTTTTAATTTTCCTAAAGAAGGAATATCGCATAGTAGATGATCTTCTGGCAGTAAACTTTCGAGATAATCTACACTAATATTTTTATGAGTTATTACATCGCTATCTAACCAGATCAAAATATCTTCTGAAGTATTTTCCATAGCGTGGATTTTAACAAAACTTTTGAGCCAAAATTTTGCCATCTTAGTCTTTTTAGTTACTTCTCTTAAATTGATGTACTGTTGCCAAGTATTAAGGACACTATTCATTCTATTAACAACAAGCCTTTCGTCTGTGATGTTAGGGTCAAATTCTTCTGCATAAAGTTCTAACTTTATCTCTTTTGGCCAAAATTCTAAGAATGATGTTATGCAGTGTTTTCCTATAGAATCATAGTATGGCTTATGTTGCGAGGTAATAACTTTGATAGATTTCATGTGTTTTCCATTATCTGCTCATATTTAGCCGATAAATAACGTTATGAAAACAATTTTAGTCACAGGTAGTAGAGGCTTTATCGGCCAGCATCTTTGCAAAGTTTTAAATGAATTAGGACATCACGTGATCGAGGCTGACCGTAAATTAGGGTTTGATTTGTCTAATTACGAAGATACAACATTGTTACCCGATGTTGACATGGTGGTTCATTTGGCAGCATTTAATGGCACTAAGCATTTTTATCAACGACCATTTGATGTTGTTCGTGACAACTTGCTACCCACACAGTATTTGTTAGAAAGATATGCGGGTAAGGTCGAACGTTTTATCTTTACAGGAACTTGCGAAAGTTATGCAGGTGCAGTAGACACGTTCAACTGGGCTGTACCTACTGACGAAACAGTGCCGTTGGTAATCAACGATGTTACAAATCCTCGATGGAGTTATGGTGGTAGTAAGATAGCCAACGAAGTACAGGTAATTGCCGCCCATCATCAATTTAAGCAAGATTATTCAATAATTAGATATCACAACGTCTACGGGCCAGGTCAGGTAGATCATTTTATTCCAGAATTTTTTGCTAGAGCAAAACAAGGTGACTTGTCATTAAAAGGTTGGAGCAACACTAGAAGTTTTATGTACGTCAGTGACGCAGTAGATGCCACAGTTGATATTTTGTTTAATGATAATTGCAAGAATCAAATCGTGAATGTCGGTGTCGCCGACGAACGTTCTATTAAAGAAATAGCAGAAATAATTTGTCAGCAAAGCAATATAACTGGTAATTTAGTATTGGAAGATGCTCCGCAAGGCAGTGTTAGTCGCAGAGAAGGTGACGTAACAAAACTAAAGTCATTGACAAATTTTCAACCCAAAGTATCACTAGAAGAAGGTATCAGATTAACATTGGAGAGTTTATGAAAGTAGGCATAATAGGTGTGGGTGCTGTTGGTAGTGCTTGCCGTAAAGGTTTCGAACTATTAGACCATGAAGTATCTGTACACGATCCAAAATACAATACTAATATTGAAAATGTAATAGATACTGAAATTGTTTATGTATGTGTGCCTACACCAGAAGCCGATGATGGCAGTTGCGATTTAAGTGTTGTAAAGCAAACTATTCGTGATCTAGAAAGACTTGCCTATGCTGGCGTTGTTGCACTTAAATCGACTAGTGTACCTGGAACGACAGAACAGTTAATTGGTGAAACTAATTTAAGGTTATGTTTTGTTCCAGAATTTTTACGTGAGCGTAGTGCAGTAGAAGATTTTGTTGTTAATCATAATTTACTAGCAGTTGGGTGTCACGACGAAGAAATATATCGTGTTGTGGTTAATAGCCACGGTTATTTTCCTAAAAATACAGTTATGATGACTCCTACAGAAGCCGAAGTGTTAAAGTATTATTCTAATGTATTCAATGCAACAAGAATTGTATTTGCAAATGCAATCTATGAAATTTGTCAACATCTTGGAGCCGACTATGAAAAAATCAAGGATACATATCTAATTAGAGGAACTGCAAGCCCAGACTATCTAGATGTCAATGATAAACTACGAGGTTACGGTGGCATGTGTTTACCCAAAGACACAAAAGCCCTAGATGCTCTTACGAAACAACTAGGGCTCGATTTAAAATTATTTGAAACGATTGATGCAGATAATCAAAAATTCAAACGTACAGTCTTTCCAGGTATGCGTCCTTAAATTCTAGCGTCTTCCATACCGGCAACACGTAGTTTAGTAATGTTGGTAATTTGCCATTGCTTTTGATCTAAGCCTTTAGTAATTCCCAACCACTTGTTACGAAGTAACGCAAACTCGTTGATAATCTTTTCCATATCAACAACATCGCTTTCACCGTCGACATATTTTTCGCAATCTCTGCTACTCAATGCACGAGCATAACCTTCTAAATACTTTCTAAAGAAACTGCTTTTAAGTCTACGTAACTCAATATTGAGGTATTCAAGTATGGCTTCAATTTCTTGAAGTTGGCCGAATCTGTGTTCAACAGTACCCGGCATACTTGCGGCTGCTTTTTCTAAATTGCCAAAAAGACGGACTTCCTGACGTGCATCCTCTAATTCGTTTTCAAAAAAGAGAACAGCGTCAGGAATTTTTCCTATGTCCTTACTGACTTCATTATACCAGCCCATTAGTCCTCATCATAGTCATAGTTTTCTGAACTGTAATCAAGATCTTCGTCTTCGTCGCCATCGCTGTCGTCTAAGTAGTATTCAATAGCGGCATCAAGATCTTCGTCACCGCCCATTGCTGCCTTAAACACATGCTCTTGTACACCATTATCAGCAAGTATATCAACATACTTGCCTGCAACAGTTTCAAGGGCTTTTTTATCAAAAAACTCTTTTAAGCCAGTCCAGATATCAATAATATTATCTTCAGTCAACATTTTCTAAAATTTCTCCAGTGTCTTGATCAATAGATGGAGTTGCTACTTTAGCGGCAATAGTTTGATTGAACTCAAGCATGATCTTGTCCAGACCACCCTCTTCATTACGGTCCCACTCTTTACGATACATTTTAATTTCTGTACCATCTATTGACGTGTATTTAAGTCTATTGCCATCTTTTGTCAAAATACCTTTGGCTTCGCACAAGTCTACCATACCGCTGTATGGACTCATACCAGTTTCATAAGGAATCTCGACCTGTACACTTTCAAAGGGCTTTGCATAACGAGTTTTCATAATCTTACATGCGGCACGAATACCATTTACTGTGGTAGTCTTATTACCGTCAGCATCAGTCTTCAATTTCAACTTACGCATAGCGATAACAATACTGCTTGCGTAAATGAAACCTTGACCACCTGAAATCTTGTCATCTGGATCAAACATGTCCTGGCTTGCGTAGGTATGGTTAGTACAAACCAATCCAACATTGTAACTACCGAACATATTAACGCAGTTACGAACCAAACTAGTAAGTGCCTTAGGCTTACGACCCATGTCACCTTTCATTTCGCCTGCTTCGAACTGATTAACGTCTGTAGGAGTTAACAACATACCCAAACTGTCAATCACAAACAATACTTTAGGACGAGTTGCTTCGTCCATTACTTTGTATTCTTTCATGAACTCACTGATAGTTTTAGCCACGTCGTCAATCATAGCCATGTTAAGTTTCAACAACTTATCTTCGCTGGTATCGACACCCAATGCGTGTAACCATGCTTCGTCCAGCGCATTTTCACTGTCAATCAACACCACATAGATACCTTGCTGTTGTGCGGCTTTGATTAGGTTACCTGAACAGATATAACTTTTACCTGCGCCAGATTCACCTGCTAGTACAGTAACTTTACCCAGTGGAACACCTTTGTTAAAGTCACTGCTGATTAGATAGTTCAAGGCATAGTTGCCTGTGCTGATCCAGTCTGTTGGATCATTAAAACCGACACCAAGTCCATCAATACTTTTTGTCAGAGTCTTACGAAATTTTGATAAGTCGAACGCTTTAGTTGCCATATTAAGAGTCCAATTCCATTGATAGTGCTTCCTTGATTACTTCAATCAATTCGGCTTCTGTACTGCACATAATCTTGCAGTTCTTCCAGTCATTTTCGCCGTCACGTCCGCCGACTTCAATCATAAAGCCATTGTCGTAACGATTAACAGTAAATGATTCATTTACCTTTGATAGTTTGTTTAATTTTTTAGCCATAATTATTCTCCGTGTGGTGGCAAGAAGTATAGAGGCAGAACCTCTATACTTTCTCTAATCGATTAAGATTTTTGACGATTGCGAATCATCGCAAGAATGTCTTCTGCACGACCGCTACCATTTGCTGGAGCAGTTTGTGCTGGAGCCGTAGGGCGTGTTACCGCTGGCTTGGCTGGAACTTCATCTGGATCAACATAACTATCTGCTGGAGCAGATGTTGCTTTGTTAGGATCACCAGTTACTTGTCCCATACCTGCTGGACGGAAATACTGTCCCCATGCTTCTTTGTCAAACGGCTCACCGTTGACACTGGCTTCAAACATTTCTTTGATAACTCGAATTTCTACATCTGTAGGCTTCTTAGGCAAGAAGTCTTGTAGGTTGAACAATCCATGTGCCTTGATACCGTTTTGTTCTGCGTCTGTTAATGGACGCTCACGACGACTCCACTTACTTGTAGAATAGTCAGCATAGCCACCTTTGCTTGTTTTGACCAACTTAAAGTCAACGCCACGTGCCAAGTCTGTTGGCAATTCTTCCAACTCTGGATCAACCAATGCTGACTTGATCAATTGGAAAATTTGTGGGCCGATGATGAATCGACGGATTGGATTTTCTGGATGACTTTCTTCTTTCAAGCCGTCTTCTACAACAAAGCCTTGGAAAATGTAACTACGCTTTTTCCAGTACTTACGACCTTGCTCTTCTAGACTCTTGTCTTTGAACCAACCGCGAACTTCTGATAGGATTGGGCAAGCCTCGCCGTACATTTCCATACATGGAACTTGTACTTGAACTTGTTTGTTGTCTGTTTCGCCTTTGATGCCTGCGAATGGCAGTTTGATCATCAAACGCTCTGCCCAGAAGAATGTGTTGTTTGAGTCGCCATCCGGAAGGAATCGGACTGTGGATTCTTTACCTTGCTCTAGGTTCCAGAATGGATAGATTGCGTTGTCGCCAACGGGGCGGTCTCCGCCATTTGAACGTGTTTCTTGTGCCTGTAGTTTTGCACGAATTTCTGCTAATGTGGCCATAATAGTTCTCCTTTTAATATGCCTATGTACTGCGTTTTTGCCTATATTTGTCTTACACCGTGTAAAACAAAAAGTGCATACATGTTATTGTACGCACTTTTATTTAGTAAAGCAAGACATTTCTTGCTTAAAACTGGTTTAATTTTGCCAGATTAATATTTCATTAATTCTTTAATACGGGCTAATTCTGGATTGACTGATTCGCCTGTATCAAAACCTTTGCGACCATCTTTGCCCATAGCACCGACCATGCCTCTGTCACTGCCGAAGAATGTGGCAGCAAACATCAATAGTATTGTACCAATGATTGCCATGAAACTACCACCAACAGTACCCCACATAGCAGATGCGCCTATAGCAGACCCGCCCAGACCCAGTGTATATAACAACTGTACCATCTTGCCCTGCCAGTTTCCTGCTAGGGCTTCGGCCATTTCTGTTTTGCCTTTCTTATTAACTATTTGATCGAAACCAAATGCTGTGGCAACTTTAATAGCGTTGTCTTTGTTGATTGCGAAATTGCCACCAGTAATTTGTTTAACTTTGTTAGCAATGTCATCTTGATTTTCAGCACCAACTACTTGCATGACTTTTGGCAAAATTTTAGCCTTAATCATGTCCATTAGTCCTTCGTTGATGTTTCCTTCTGTGCCTTCCATTCCTTCTTTAGCACAGTCTTTCATACCATGGACTTCGCACATTTCACCTGCTTCGGTCATATTGCACGACCCTTCTTCAACACCTTGTTGTTGTCTCTGGAATTTAATTTCGGTGTTGTTAGCCATTTGCTGTTTGAAGTTATCTACTGCACCACCTGGATCAGTTGAGCCAGGAGTTGTTGCAATAGGAGCACCTTCCCCTTTCATGCTGAGTTTTTCAACTACATAGTTGGCAAATTGACCTGCTTGCTGTCCAAACTTCTTTTCACATGCAATCTTAACACCTTCTTCACCACGTGGGAAAGTTCCAGTGTTACGATCATACATACTGGCAATAAATTCCACAACTTCTTGAGGAATTGCTTGTTGCTCTGCTTGCATCGCTGGCATGCTTTCTTCTTCTTGTTCAAATTCAGGTGTAGCAAGTTCATCTATTTGACTTTCAAAATCGTCAAACATATCTGAACCTTCTTCAACATCATCACACTCACACGGATCTTTGTGGCAAGTGTCACATTCAGCGGCTTCTGAAACTAAATCATCATAGGTCATGCCACGATCTTGCTTTTCTTTAACCAGTCGATACAAGTAAGGAAACACATCTGTGAGTTCTTCGTTGAATGTTTTAACAGTCAATGCATCTACCCATGTCTGCATTAGATCTTCAGGAACATCAATGTTCTCTGCGGGGCTAAAACTTTCTCTAAACGACTCATAATAGGATGCACGTTGTAGTGCGGCGATTTCTGTTTTGATTTGATCGATACGTTCGATCACTTGAGTGGTTACATCGTTCAATGCTTCTGCCATTACACCGCTACGGCTTGTGTAATTTTTAAACTGACGTAATTTTCCAATTTCTTCACTTAGACCAGTAATGTAGCCACCAATAGCATCATATGGATTACCACCGTTGGCAACGTGTGTGGCCATTGCACGAGCACCGTTCAAGTGACGTGTTGGATAACGGAAACGTTCACCGTTGGCGCTTTCAATATAGATGCTTTCAATCCGCTGTGTTCGACCAGCAGGATTTTCCATGTTGACTGGTTGACTGTGCCTAACAATAATCTTGGCCTCGCCCATGTCTTGGAAACTAGTTTTACTTGTTCCGAATAATCGTGATTCACTCATTTTATTTTCTCCGCTTTCCTTGCTTAGATATTTGTAATCTCTTTTGTCTAGGTTAGACTTTGTGATGTCTCGTGTGTCAAAATTCAATATGTTTGATCTTGCGAACCTGCGTAAATCTTTTAAAAAATTAAACCAATTAGTTTTACCCACATCAGCATTGTCCAGCATATCTGCTGTGTAAATCACAGTTAAAGATTTCTGATCAAGTTTAATGTTGACTCTTCCAAGTACTTCTGATCCAATTTTAAAATTAAAGTCAAAAAATCGTGCTTTGTCCTCTTCATCGGTCAAGGCACCATTTTCATCACCAATTTTAATATCAGAAAATTGACTGCGAATTTTATTAAACAAATCGGTAGATATTGTACTTAGGTCTTTCATGTTAGTATTTAGTTAGAAACTACTGGAAATAAAGATAGGCATGGGCGGTTCAAAGTCGCCGTCATCATCCTCTAATCTGCCACTCATTAGATCAAATACACGCTGATCCCAGTCAGCCAACACTGCACTCATACGCACAGCCAACAATAATGCACTTACAAGGTCGTCAGTTTCGCCAGATTTTGCTTTAAAAGTGATGCCGTTGGCAATAAAAGCCTTGAGTTCTGATATCAGTACTTTGCTTTTAATTTTCATTTTTCCTGATTCTACCAAGTGTTTAAGTCTACTACAGGCTGATATCTTACTGCGATGTGTAGTATTGAATCCTTTGCGGAATTTACGCACATGCCCTTTACGTATAGGCTCAGCAATAAACATTCCGGGTATGTTTTCTTCACCCATATTTTTAATAACAATCAAGGCACTTTCTCCAAGAGTGTTGTTTTCTACACTCCAATAGATATTACTACCGTTGGTTGCTGGGCAACATTCTGCAATGTATTTGTTGATGTCTTTGAGAATTTTTATCTGCCCTTCTATGGCTGTTTGATTATGTTGCCATTCTGCAACTTGTTCCATACTGGGCAATTCAAACACTTGTATAGCGGCGTTGTTGCCACCAGTACCCAGAGCAGGATCTAAAGACACAACATAAATCATATCGTCTTTGGGTCGCTTGTACCAGCGACACTGTCCCATTTTCATAGAAGGTTCTATACCTTCCATTCCTGCAAGGCAAATACTGTTGATCAATGTTTCGTCAAAGATTAGGAATTCACAACCGTATTCTCGACGAAATCGTTCTTCACCAATGCGTCCAAGTTCTTGTTCTTTCCACTTTTCATCACGGTCGGGGTGTTCCCACCAATCTGCTTTATATCCATGGAATCCATTTATGCCTACATCAGTTTCATTGCCATAACTGTCAAATAATTTATTTGCTTCTTTCCAAATAATGGCAAATGTATCTTCGTCACTGTTGGGTGTGCTGGTGATAATTGCACGACCACCAGTGGCTAGTGTTGGCGAAATAGATGTCCAAAACTCTTCTGCAATATTAGGTTGCACAAATGCAAACTCATCGCAATATAATAAGGAAATTGACATACCACGACCAGTGTTGCCGGTAGTAGTTGCCGATACAATTCTTGATCCGTTGTCAAATTCAATACTCCCTTTGTTATAGTTAGTAACACCGCTACGTATGTAATCCGGGCACAACTCATAAGCATATCTTATGCGTTGCATAATTTCTTGTGAACCTGTATATTTGTGTGCGGCCACTAGAATGGTTTGGTCTGGGTGAAACATTGCGTACCACAACAAGTATCCAGCGGCGCAGGTAGTTTTGCCACTTTGTCGTGGCATCATGTTAATGTTGAATCGATAGTTGTGATAACTATCCATTAATCTCAATTGATATTCATATGGTTCAAACTTCATTTTACCTTTAACAGGATGCTGAATGTAAAAGAAGTTTTTTGCAAAATACAAATATCCCAACACGGGATCCGCGCACATGGAAAGGTCCTGAATCTGTTGTTCAGTGAACTTTTCTTGTTTATGGGCTTTCTTAATTAAGACGCCGTCTAATGTTT